ATGACGAAACCCCAGTTATGGTGGTGGATGATCTCATCTCTACCGATCATGTTTATAATGCTCATACTACTAACATTTTAGGAAAAACTAATCTGTTTGTTATGGATAGAATGTATGCCATCGTGAATAAAAATTTGGATCGTAGCAAAAATATCATCAGAGGTGATCAGTGCTTTAAATTGGAATCTATGTTTAATCTAGACGATTTTGACCTTGAATATGAGAAATATTATGCAACGTGAATACGTTAGAAACTTCATTAATGAATGTTGCATACACAGAGCAACGCAAAAATCCTTTCGTCTTTTGAAAAAAGGTGCAGTTTTGGGCTCTGATGATCCTAGGGATTATTTTACATGGCTATTCAATCTTAGACCTGCATTGTATGATCCAAAAATTATGTCTATTATCAATCAACACTTTTATGAAACTTTCCCAAAATTACGCAAATATCAACTTGCAGGCATGGAACATGCATCAACTGCCATGATTACTTCTTTTGTTCTTGGTGTTGATTATGAGCTGCCTGCTTTTTCTATAAGAAAACAGAAGAAAACTTATGGTACTCAGTCATGGTTCGAAGGATATTATGATCCAACGAGACCAACAATTATTCTTGATGACATTGCTTCTTTACAACAAAACACGCTTATGCACGGTTATAGTGTTCTAAAAGACACAAAATTCAAACATGAGCCGGAATTTTATTGCATAGTAAATATTGCTCCAAAGAATACTAATGTTAAATCTATGTTTGTTCGTGATGACTTTAATCTCGAAATAAATTAAAAGGTAAAATATGATTGACTACTTTAAAGAATCTATGTTAAAGTTAACATTAGAGGCAAACCCTTTCCGATGGGCTTTTAAGCCAGTTTTTAATTCCGGACGCGGTGACAGATTTGAACCCAACATGAAATTTTTTACATCGAAATGGTTATTTCTTACAATCCTTGTCTATATTGACAATGGAGTACTTTTATTTAAACAAGAGGATGCTGATTAATGTCTACTGACTGGATGCGTGATCTACATGATATGCATAAACATTTTGACTTTCACCGTCATATGGGAAAAATGGATAGAACAAAACTTCGAAAATATCTCAAGTTTAGGATTGATTTTCTCCAAGAAGAATTAGATGAAATGAAGACGGCTATGGATGCCGATGACTGGAAATCTGCAGAAGAAACTGTAGATGCTCTGATTGATCTGTGTGTAGTTGCTATTGGAACACTTGATGTTTTCAACATAGATGGTCAAAAGGCATGGGATACTGTTCTCATGGCAAATATGAATAAAAAGGCCGGTATTAAGCCAAATAGACCAAATCCACTGGGTCTCCCTGATCTTATGAAGCCGCCGGATTGGAAACCACCCTGCCACCACGATAACCTCGGCCGTTTAAAAGAAATATTTGACAAATAAACCCAAATATGGTACTATAAACGATAATGGATTTAATTTTTGACATTGATGGTACCTTGTCAAACGGGGATCATAGACAGCATTATTTGACTGTTAGACCCAAAAATTGGAAGGCATATCGCGAAGCACTGAAACAAGATTCTCCCCATGAAAATATTATTGATTTATTCAAAGCATATGCTACTGCATTCAATAGAAAATACCGCATTAATATTGCTACGGGTCGCAATGAAAGCGAGCGTAAAGATACTGTTGCTTGGTTACAACAGTATGGAATTTGGCAAACTGATGTTTGGAATTCTGCACCAAAAGAAGAAATTGCTTTAATTCCGAGAAACTCATGGCCTGTTGGCTTATATTGCAAATTGTATATGCGTGCTGATGGTGATTACCGTCGCGATGATATTGTTAAGTTAGAAATGTTAGAAAAAATGCGTTATGATGGCTATAATCCTGTTTTAGCAGTTGACGATCGAGACCGAGTAGTCAAAGCTTGGCGTAATGCTGGATTGACATGCCTTCAAGTAAGGGAGGGCAATTTTTGAAAAATAAGAAATTTAAGTTATCATTTAAACAAGCATTTGCTTATACAGATGAGCAGTTTGATAAACTGACGAAAGAGCAAAAACGAGATGTAACAGGACATCTTGCAGAACTTTTAATTAAAAAATATTATGAAAATCAAGGCTATAGGGTTGAACTTTCATCAGATGATTTTGATGAGGTGAAAGATATAACTATATCTAAGAATGAGTATCATGAGTCGATACAAGTAAAGGGAAGATATTTACATTATCAAAAACAAGCTTGTAGTGTAGCAGCTAAAGATTGGAAGCATATTTCTAAAGTAAATCGTTTGATATTTCTTGTTCCTCCAAAATTTGATAATTACCCGTTTCAAATCATTGAAGTAATAGACAAAAATGCCCATTTTCCTTATACTACGAAAAATGGAGAAGAAATGATAGGATGGCGGTTAAACGTCTGTAAAGTATTAAAGACTTTTAAATATGAAAAGCTTTCTAAAATTTTTAGAAAATTAAGTGTTTCTGAATATGAGTGTGTAAAAAATCCAAGGGCATATGCATATGGATAATGAAAGAGAATCAGTAAAAGTTTTAAGGGAATGCATCGAACTTCAAAATAAAAAGGGACAGGATTATCAAGCAGCAGAATCCTCTGTTCGTCAGGCAGATTATTATCCTTCTGGGGTCTTGACTATACATGAGATTATGCACGCGAAGATGCTTAGAATGAAATCGCTCATGGAAAAAATGAATACTCCCGGCGCCGTGGTTGAATTTGAATCTATTGAAGATTCTGCAAAAGATCTGATCAATTATGCTTCATTTTTAGTTGCATATGCCAGAGGTAAAGTAGACGGTCAACGAACTAATCGTGACATGTTCAATAAAGCTTTACCTCTTTTAAAAGAAGTAATTTATCCAGACCGCAATTTTAGAGAGGGATTATGACCTATAGTCTTCATTATTATGCTAATATGGGAACTATTCGCAATGAATTTCGATATTTGCTTGAAACTAAACAATATGTCACGGATAAAACTGGGGTAAAAACGATTGAAATCCTTGGCGCATCTTTCATTGCAGATGAACCTGCTATTTTCGGTGAGCCTAACGAAGAATATATTGCTCGAGAAATTGCTTGGTATACTTCTCAATCACTAAAAGTTGATGATATGCCAGGTGAAACTCCTGCTATTTGGAAGCAGGTTGCTGCAACTAAAGGTTCCAGTAAAGGTGAAATCAATTCCAATTATGGTTATTTGATTTTCTCCGAAGAAAATGGCAGACAATATTACAATACATTCTGGGAATTAAAGAAAAATCCAGAGTCTCGCAGAGCCGTTATGATCTATAATCGTCCGTCTATGTGGTTGGATTATAATCGTGATGGCATGTCAGACTTCATCTGTACTAATGCAGTTCAATATGTTATCCGTAAAAACAAACTTCATGCCTTAGTTCAAATGCGAAGTAATGATGCCTATTTTGGTTATAGAAATGATTGGGCATGGCAGAAACACGTTTTAAATCTTCTTGCAGATGAACTGTCAGTTGATCCGGGAAACATTATCTGGAATGCTGGAAGTCTTCATCTGTATGAACGCCATTTTGAGTTAGTATAATGTTGTTCGATAAGTGGGATAAATACTTTCTCGACATGGCAAAGGGTGCTGCTTCACTTTCTAAAGATCCGTCTTCAATTCTAGGAGCAGTTGCCGTTAGGGATAAAAGTGTTTTATCTACAGGATATAATGGATTCCCACGAGGAGTCTATGATTATCCAGATCGTTATTCAGATCGAGAAACCAAACTAAAATATGTAGTTCATGCCGAGATGAACTGCATTTTCAATGCAGCACGAAATGGAATATCCCTTATTGGTGCTACGATGTATGTTGATGGCATTGCTACATGCTCCGAATGTGCAAAAGGAGTAATACAATCCGGTATTACTGACGTAGTAATGCGATATAAGCCAATGAAATCTTCATGGGCAGACTCATTTAAACTGACTAAAGAAATGTTTCGAGAAGCTGAAATTAATTTTGCTTGCTATGAAATTAAGGATGAATAATGGCAATTGAACGAATTTATATTCCGACTTATCGCCGTAAAAGGCAGCATACTTGGAACAATCTTCCAGATAAATGGAAGGCTATTACATATCTTGTAGTTGATGAACAAGATCGAGATGCTCTCAAAAATAACCATAACACTATCCTCTGTCCTGCTCAAGGTCAAGGTATTGTCAAGGTCCGTCAATGGATCATGGAAAATGCCCGCAAAAAGGGGTTTAAATTTGGTGTTTTTGATGACGATTTAATTGACATTGTAAAAACCCGTAAAGAAAATGAACCAGGTCTCTGGAATACTCGACTTGCACCTGCAGAATATGATGACATGTTTGGCATGTTATCTGATTGGTTAGATGAAGTAGTTACATGTGGACTTGAAATTTGTTGGAACCCTCCAATTTCTAAAATGGATAAACATTTCTGTTTCCGTCAATCTGGCAATCATTTTTTCAATGGTAAAACATTCCCATTTGATCTGATCAAGTGGGATATTGACTGTTCCGAAGATTTTTACATGACATTACAACTACTTACAAATGGGTATCCCAATTACATTTCCCTCCGTTATAGACTGCGACCGGATGTTACTCAGGCAGCTGGTGGATGTCAAGCATCTGATAGAACTATCGAAACACATAATGAGAGCATGAGGTTCATTCAATCTCAATTCCCAGATTTTGTTAAATTAAGCGAGAAGGTAGCAAAGACCGGTAAGGAATGGGGCGGTAAAACAAAACTTGCTGCAGAAATTGCATGGAAGAAAGCCTACGCCTCTTCACAAAAGAAACAAGAAGCAACACTGGAGAATTTCTTCTCATGAGAGAATCTGATCTTATGATTGAAGCTGCAAAAATGCTAAACTCTGGAGGAACTCAAACCTTCAAAATGTGGTATGACATGATGTTAGCAATGCAGTTAGACATAATGAAGTGTCAGGACGATATAGTTTACAGATTACAGCAATTGGACTATGAATTATCAGAAATCAAGAATAAATTTAAATGAAACACGAATCTAATTTTTATTCCATCCCAATGGCGGATGCTTGGATAGCTAGTTGTAGCTGCGGTTGGAAAGAACACGTTTCCTACTGGGATTATAAAACGCAGGAAGAAATGCGAACTGCTCTTAGAAACGCATTTGATCAACATTTAAAGGTAACAACAGAATGAAGCACGCAACAATTATTCCACTCATTGGTGGTGAAACTCTGGCCGAAGAAGCTGCACTTGGTTCCCCTCCTGATTATCTTCTATCATATAAAGCATTTGAAAGCAACGATTCCCACCTATTAAATTACTACAAACAACAGGGCAAAGATGTCCCATATTATGTAATCGACGAAGCAGATGCACCGCCTAAATTCAAACTTAAAGTTGATGTAGTATCTTCTGTTTGTCCTTGTGCAGGTTTGTCAACTCTTTCAAAAACTTCTGGACCAGACAACCCACTCAATGATTGGCTTGCAAGAGCGGCCGAATATGTATTGACAAATGTTAAGCCTAAGGTATACTGGGGTGAAAATGCTCCAGCATTTGCATCTAATGCAGGTTCTATGATCCGTGAAAAAATTCGTAAAATTGGGCTTGAAAAAGGTTATTCATTTTCAACATACCGAACAAAATCACTCCTTCATGGGGTTCCACAAATTAGAGAGCGCTCCTTTTTCTTCTTTTGGAAGGGTGACAAGGTTCCTCTCCTTAATTATTATAACAGTCCAAGGCCTACTATTGAGGATCTAATTCTCTCAGCAACGGGTAATACTCAACGTGAAGTCCATAATAAGAAGATCCCAACTGAGAATCCTTATTATCGGTATATTTTGGATGTGGTACATCCGGGATTTTCTCATCGTGACTTTCAAAAACATATTACTCGATCTGCTGATGCCCTTAATTATCTTGAAGATCATGTTAGTTATCCTGATCTTGCAAAATGGATGGGCAGCAATGGTTATGAGCGCGAGGTAAGAAATTGTCTCCATCGTGCTGAAAAACTTTCCAGAAATCTTGGTTTCATGAAGCGAGAAATTATTATTCCAAAAGATTATATTGGTGCCTTCGTAGGACATCTACCAGGTCAACTTACACATCCGGTTGAAGATCGTTTCTTGAGCTATCGTGAATGCATGACCATTATGGGATTGCCTCAAGATTTTGAACTTCTTGATCCCAAAAAGCAAATTAACCACATCTGTCAAAATGTTCCTTTCTTGACAGCAAAAGACATGGCAACTGAAATTAAAGATGCACTTGAAGGAAAACGTGAATGGATCTCTGCTCGTTATGTACAGCAGCGAAACCATAATAAAACTCATGATGTTGTCCGTGATACTTCTGCGGGCGCGTCATTAGCACAATTTATGGAGGATACTGTTAATGTCTAATTACAATTTGGTCGGCTCTATTAAATCACTCGATAATACACCTAAAATCTTTCCTGAAGAAACAACTGTAGTTTATAATACTCCAGCAGGACAACCTTTTACTTTATCTCCTGAGGTTTCTCCTAAACCAATCGCAGGAGGATATATGCCTAGAAAGGACGTATATAATATTATTTCTCCAAAATATAAGTATGCAGAGGATAAAATTCTTAAAGATTTAAAAGAATATCTCGATGCCACATATAGCGGACATTATACTACTGATACTGAAGATGATATTCAGTGTTTTGATGCATGGATTGCTATGGGAGATGCAACACCAACCTTTCGCAACACTGCATTAAAATATCTTTGGCGTTACGGTAAAAAAGACGGTTCAAATAAGAAAGATTTAATGAAGGCACTACATTATATTTTCCTTACTTTGTACAATGACCACTATAAAAACAATAAATAGAACATGGTGTGTTTTGAAATAAGGATTATATAATGGAAATTAGAGTTTCTGTCGAAAAATTGCAAAAGTGTGGAGTATTCCTTGCAACTCCAATGTATGGTGGAAATTGTACAGGAATGTTTGCGAGATCAGTAGCAAATCTCGTCACTCTCTGCACTCAATATAATATTCCCCTAAATTTATATTTTCTGTTCAACGAGTCATTAATCACTCGAGCACGAAATTATTGTTGCGATGAATTTGTCAGATCAGAGTCAACTCATCTAATGTTTATCGACTCTGACATTGGATTCGATGCTAATGACGTGCTCACACTTCTTGCTCTTGCAACCCTAGATGATGAAAATGGAAAACCAAATCCTTATGATGTTATTGGTGGCCCATATCCTAAGAAGAATATCTCGTGGGAAAAGATCAAACACGCTGTCGATAAGGGAGTAGCAGATACTGATCCAAACGTACTCGAAAGATATGTTGGTGACTATGTCTTTAATCCTATTGGTGGTACCAAGGAAATCCGCATTGATGAACCATGTGAAGTCCTTGAAATCGGTACCGGATTCATGATGATTAGAAAAGAAACTCTTCTCAAATTCCGTGAAGCATTCCCTCAATATCTCTATAAGCCCGATCATGTTCGTACTGAACATTTTGATGGTTCCCGTCAGATCATGCAGTATTTCCAGGCAGAAATTGATGCTAAGAGTAATCGTTACCTATCGGAAGATTATTGGTTTTGTCAAAAAATTCAAGAACTTGGCATGAAGACTTGGTTCTGCCCATGGATGAAAACACAACATGTTGGTTCATATGTGTTTGGTGGTTCTCTTGCAGATCTTGCATCCATTGGTGTTGCTGCAACTGCTGATGAAGGCATTTTAAAAGGCCATCGTGAACGTGCCGAGGCAAAAAAAATAAAGCATAACAAAAGGTAACTTTTAATTGAAACCAATTTCATCTTAGAATAATATGTCATTGATTTTCCTCCAATCAAACAAGGAAAAAGTCAAATGGCCAGTCTCGCAGATAAAATGGGTTTAGGTCCTACCCGTGAAGCCGAATATCGTGGAGGCGGAATTTATAAAATCACGGTGACTCCACCGGCATTTATGAAACTGCCGGGCAGCACCGTTACATTGGATAGCAATCAATATAGTCGTTTTTTAAAATGGGCCAAAGGGGATCAATTGATCCAAGATATTCTTCCCGACCTTACCAAAGCTGAACGTGAAATTCTCATGAGCGGAATCAATGACGAAAAGTTTCACGAACTTTTTGATGATGATGAAGAGGATTCTCGTGAATATACCAACAAATGAAGCCCCAATGTGGAGACATTATATATGCAATTAACACCGGAAACTCAACATCTTTTGCAGTCATTTGCAAAGATCAACAACTCAATTGTTATCAAGGAAGGCGACGTGCTTTCCACGATCTCGAACTCGAAGGCAATTCTTGCAAAGGCGAAAATGAACCAATCATTTGATGGTGAAATGCCCATCTATGATTTGTCTCGGTTTCTTTCGGTGTTGAGTCTGTTTACTGCACCAAATCTGGATTTGAAGGAATCTTTCGTTACCATCACATCCGATAGTAAAAAGCTCAATTACACCTTTGCCGATAAATCACTCATTACATGTCCACCCGCGAAAGACATTAAACTTCCGAGTGTGGATGTTGAATTTACTCTGAGTGAAACCGACCTCATTTCAGTTCAGAAGGCACAGGGTGTTTTGCGCCTTCCAGAATTTGCGGTAGTCGGCGATGGAAAGAAGATCATGTTCCAGACACTCGACTCGAAAAACGTTGGTTCTGATATTTTTTCATGCGAGGCAGGTAAAACGGATAAGAAATTTAGTATCATTTTTAATGCCGAAAACATCCGAGTGTTGCTCGACTCATACAAGATCCAAATTTCATCGGCAGGCCTTTCCTTCTGGAAGGGCGATCGTGCCGAATATTTAATTGCGGTGGAAAGCAATTCTACATTCGAGAAGTAATAAATAGACCACACTATTAAGGAGACTAAAAATGCCAAGAGATCCATCAGAATACGGCGGGGAAACTATTCCCGATATGAACCCAGGTGGTCCAGTTCCAACTCCGCCAGCTCCACCCCCTGAACCCGGTTGGTATAAGCCTGATCCGCTTTATCCGGATCATATTCCTGACTCAGGTCAGACCGATCCTTCACGCGAAGGCGGCGGTTAATACGTCCCCCGTTATACTATTAGTATAACGGGGTTTACATTATGAAAGAGTGCAAATGCGAGATGATTTTCTGTTTACGGAAAAGTATCGTCCTAAATCCGTTAAGGATACCATTCTTCCCACCGACTTAAAGAAAACCTTCCAACAATTTGTCGATCAACAAAACATCCCGAACCTCCTTTTAACAGGAAGCTCGGGTGTAGGTAAAACCACGATCGCGCGAGCAATGCTCGAGGAACTCGGTTGTGATTATCTCGTTATCAATTCATCAATGAATGGTAACATCGACACCCTCCGTTATGAAATAATGCAATTTGCTTCCTCGGTGTCATTGACAGGAGGCCGCAAATATGTTATCTTAGATGAAGCGGATTATTTAAATCCCAATTCCACACAACCAGCTCTCCGCAACTTCATGGAAGAGTTTTCAAGGAATTGTGGATTCATTTTAACTTGTAATTACAAGAACCGCATTATCAAGGAACTTCATTCTCGATGTTCTGTTATCGACTTCACAGTGTCTAAAAAGGATTCAACAGATCTTGCTAATCAGTTTTATAAACGTGTAAAGACTATTCTTAAAACTGAAAACATAGAATTTGAAGGCGCTGCCGTCGCTGAAGTTATCAAGAAATACTATCCAGATTGGCGGCGAGTACTGAATGAATTGCAGCGTTATTCTGCAATTGGTAAAATTGATGTTGGTATTCTTGCCAACATTCAAGAAACGTCCCTATCCGAATTGCTTAAAGAAATGAAAGCAAAGAATTTCACGGCAGTTCGTAAATGGGTAGGTGAAAATCTCGACTCTAATGCTGATGCAATTTTCAGAAAACTATATGATACGGCATCAGAATTAATGCAACCTGGTTCAATACCTGCTTTGGTAGTTATCCTTGGTAAATATCAATATCAGGCAGCATTCTCGGTTGACCAGGAAATTAATCTCTCGGCATGTCTTGCTGAAATCATGGGGGAATGCGTATTCAAATGAATTTGAAGCTATTTGCGGCGCTTCATACACTGGTAGTCTTAATATTAATATGTTTTCTTATTTACACAACACTACATTTAAAATGATTATAGCATTCCTCTTAGGAAGCATATGTACTACTCTAGTATATCACAATCATATTTGGATATTCTGGGGTATTACATGTCTTCTAGGGACTAGATGTTTCTGATGACAAATCTTTTAACATTGCTTTTAGTATCCATTGGAGTAGCAATAATATTTGCGCTTCCTTGGATTCTTATATATGAAACATTATTCGGCAGAGAAAAGGCTGACTATCAAGCAATGCAGAGTATATGGATAATGTTTCCAATGTCTGTATTCATGTGTTTGCTTGAAATATCTCTAATAGTAGATTGGATAATGGGATGGTAAGCCCGTTTGACTGGATCAACTCGATAACTACGTCTAAAAAGAATCTTATAGATGAAGGAGAACCAGAATCTTCATATAATCCCTTCATGGTAAATAGGGGTCTTTCATACTTCCCTGATACCATACTATACGCTGCTGAAATAAACATGCTACCGCATCTCGATAAGAAGCTTCAATATGAGTTTCATTTACATGCCATCAGGCAGAAGAAACGATTCTCTAAATGGGCCAAATCTAAAAAGAAAAATGCAGATATAGAAACAGTCTGCAAATACTATGGATTTTCCTTTACAAAGGCATCTGCCGCGTTGGCATTGCTCACGGAAGATCAGTTAAAACTGATTAATTCTAGTTTCGAGGAAGGAGGTACCAAGAAATAAAATTTCTATAAATATTCCACCTAGTAATGTAAAGGGGTGGAAACCATGATTATAGATTCATTTATAGAAGTATCACTCATTGACGATCAGAGTTTCCTAAAGATAAAAGAGACGCTTACAAGAATAGGCATTGCTTCTAAAAAGGACAATATTCTCTATCAATCTTGTCATATTCTACATAAGCGTGGAAAGTACTACATTACACACTTTAAGGAAATGTTTCTGCTAGATGGTAAACCATCATCTTTTACTGATGAGGATAGAATTAGACGAAATGCTATTGCTAATTTGCTTGAACAATGGGGACTTCTTAAGATCACTAACCGGGAATATACGAAGGAAGTGAACATGAAGAATATCAAGATCATCAAGCATGAAGAAAAGCATCAGTGGGTTTGTGTCGCAAAATACAACCTAGGAAAGAAACTCTAAATGGTATATATGGTGTTTGAAAAATGTCAAGACCTACCAAAATTCAAATCCCAGGAGCCCTCAATGTGCCAGTGTCTAAAATGCCAAGGGGGTATACCATACCAGAAACTATCTCAACCTACACCCAACATGGAGCCCCTGCTATGGCAAAATTCTACACCGAGAAGATGGGGTGGAAGTTGGTTTCAAAAAAGGCTATCTACAATGAAAAAACATGTCTTTGGGAAATAAAGTTTTTTCGCAAAATTGACCAAAAATAGTTGACAGACTATTTTTCAGGGTATAAAATTATTCACTGATTGGTTTTCACAATCATTTCAAACACCTAACAAAATATTATGAGGTATATCATGAACGCTACTGCTATTACTAAGACTGCTAAGCTTGTGAATGCTCTCGAGTCTGGAGTCGCCCTGACTGCCAAGCAAATCCGTAGTCGTTACAAGCTAGTTAATCCGTCCTCAACCATTGACCGTCTACGTAGTTATGGTTTGGAGATTCCATTGCATCGTAGAAATACTGGGAAGAACGTCTATTATCTGCGATAAAAAATTAAGCTCCTTTACCGATTGTGGAAACGGACGTGGCTTCTAATCCATCGTTAAGCGGGTTCGACTCCCGCAAGGGGCGCTAATTTCTATATAAATAGTTTTTTAAACTAGGAACACGATTATGCGTTAGATACAAGGCTAGAGACCCACCAAAAATCTCTCCGTGAAATCATCATAAAAAGCTTTTAATGAATTAGAGAGAACTACAATGAAAACATATCTTAAAGTTAAACTTAAATATCTCGCCGAAGAATCTCGTATCATCAAGGACGAAAAAGAAAGATGGCTCCGTAAGGCTGCCATTGGTCGTCAGAAAGCCCTTGAAACCGACAGAAAAAATCCTGCTCGTGCATGGATGTTCCAAGCACTTCACGAACACCGTGTTAAGGTATTGCGTCCCGAAGCAAGAGATTCTAATCTTGCCTATGGATTCCTCCGTGGCCATCCCTATAGCCGTATCGAGTCCCTGCGATATACTGATCCCAATTGGGAAAATGTCTATGAAATCATTACTCGTTTCCATAGCTATCGTTATAAAACAAACGTCGAACTAAACGAAAGATTTGAAGAATGGAAAAATGCTGCTCCTCCCAAACAAACCCGTTCTCGCAATTTTCGAGGTGGTCCTCGTGTTCATAGAACACTAAAGGAATGGCATGAAATGTTAATAACTAATGCTAATCATAATGCTCGTGAAAGGATAATTAATGATTGACGCAACTTCTGACGAACGCACCGTTAATAATGTAGTGCGACATGAGTATCGTGTTCTGACTGACGATGAAAAGGCCCAGATGAAGACGCTTAAGGACATGGGTCTTGAGTTCATTGAATATTGTAATAGTGTCGGCTTTTCTCGCGAGTTGGCACTTGCTATTACTAAAATGGAAGAGGCGGTCATGTGGTCCGTTAAGCACGTTACAAAATAATTAGGAGAAATTTAATTTTATGATGAGTATTTTGTATTTTACACCTAACAAACCATATGATATAAACAATGAACAATCGTGTACCTAAACCAGAGTCTGAGGATAAGTTTCTAAAAGAACTCGAGCTCTGGATCGAGAATGAATTTGACGAATACGATGAGTATGAAGAAAAGTTCACTTTCGGTGACGGGCGCGAGTTCTCTGACGATTACCGTTGGAGAGAAACATAAAGGAAATGAAATGGCGGCGTTTGTTGTGTTGAGACGAGTTAATGATAGCTTTAATGTTCTGAATGTTATCAATCATAGCGGCAATTCTGAACTTGCCAGGCGAGAAGCTAACAGGCTCGCACAGGGTTGGCGCGAAAAGTATTCAGAGCATATCATTATTGCCGATCGCAAAGAATGCAATGAATGCAACCCTGTCAATAATACCGATGGTTTTCTGGATTTAATCAAGGATTATGCGGAGATTATGCGGAGTAGGTCCTATGACTAAAAAGGCCGAGTCACAAGTCTACCTCATAGATCGAGATGAACGCGATATCGGCGGTGAGTTGAAAACAATTCACCGCTGTGAGTCCTGGACTAGAGCGCAGAATCTTTGGTTCAAATTGCGTCCCGATGAGAATCCATATGTCGCTTATTGGCTCACGCGAGATGATGACGGCAATACTACAACCATTGATCGCAAACAGAAACCGATTAAAGTCCAATGAAGTATCTAATCGCAGCCTTCATGTTGATTCTACTCACCAATTGCGGCGGTGATCGCTTCAATCGTTATCATCATACCTTATGTGATGCCAATCGAAATGCTTGTCGTTAACTGAAAGGAAATGAGATGAGTTTACGAAAAGTAAAGAATGCCGATCTTAGTCCTGAGTTTATGCATGATCTTAAGAAAGGATTAAAAGAGGATAAAATCATCGGCAAAGGCAATGGACGTTTAATAGCAATGTTCAATGATCTTGGTCACAAGCAAGCTATCGTTGACATTATGTTGAGTAGCAAGATTCAACAGGGACTTCGGTGGGCTCGTGATAATGAGGCCCTCCATCGATGTTTAGAAAGATTAGTGTTGAAACATCCAAAGGATTTTGCCGACGTACCTGAAGTACTTGAAATGGCTAAGTTGCGTCTCAAATATATTAGGGAAGTAGCGTAATAATAAATAATGAATGCTTTTAGTATTCATTGTAATTACGGCTTCTGTTTGTTGGCTGCTCATGATTATTCTTTCTTTATCATGTGCGGTTGAACACCATCATAAAAGGGATCATGAAGAAGCTAGTAATTACATTGCATTAACTGTAGCAATGCTCGTTCCATTTTTAATGAGTATTGTTACGGCTATAGTCATGTTACATTAATGCTTCTTCATGTAACCTTTGATGAACTCAGGGGGTATATCTTTTTTAAATCGCAGTTCTGATGTCTGATAATAGTGGTGGTCTTTTCCGCCACTTTTTTTATGGGCATCAAACTTTTCTTTGCTGGTTAATTTGTCTCGAGTATCGGGCATGTTGCCTCTCATATGTTGGTTCATATGTTGGTCTGCCCAGTCTTTAGGAATATGAGCAACTAGGACTGCTCGATGCTCATGTGGAGTATGTTGTGCTTTCTTACCAGCCCCACGGAATGCTGTCTCTCCACCATGCATTGAAGCGTAAGCATGAGCAGTGTGAGGATCATGAGTCATTGATACATTGCCAGCAGTCGAACCTTCCTTCGGAGAAGTTATGCCGTGCTTGCCAATATGCTCTAGATTCTTTTCGTGTGTCCCATGATACATGACATGATAACCTTTATCTTCGGCTTCATGTTTCCACCAACCAATGTGAGGATCTTTCTTCCAAGGATGCTTGGTTAATCCATTCGCTGGATTTTTACCCAACACTTTTCTTGCCGCAGCAATATTGCCAAATTCTTCTGCTACATATTTTGTAAAACGCTTCATGGGTCCTCCTTTCATATTTATAAGGGTTATTATAATGACTTTTCATCTTTAAGCAATTTGTATTTGACAATAGTTGCTGTCCATGTTAGACTAAATTATGAAATTGAAAGGAAAACATGATGGTTAAAAAATCTGCGGCTGTGGCAAAATTGCCAGCAATTAATCTGTTCGACAAAGCTAAAAAGCTTCCGGCTAAAAAGGCCGCAGCGAAAGCTGAGGAAGTCTTGGTTGAAACCAAGAGTCTCGAAGTTTATGCGGCAATTGATGCCCTCGAAAAGCAGTTGAAATCTTTGAAGGAAACGATTCGTCCCGAAGTCACTGCTGAAATGCTCGCACATTTCATTGACAACGGTCCGGAAAACTACAAGGGTTTTGAAGGCAAGGCATACGGTTCCTTGGAATTGCGAAAGCGTTCTTCGGCATCTGGCCTGAATGATGTTGAAAAGGACCTGCTGGGCCGGTTCAATATCTCGACGGAACAGGTTGAGGATCGTCCTGAGACATATATCATTAATCAATCGTATGCCCAGGACATTGAACTGCTGAAGAAGGTTTCAGAAGCTCTTGCAAACGTGCCGGATCTTCCCGAAGATTTTCTGCAGTTTCAGGAAAGCACCAAGAAGACTGTTATCACTGAAAATTCTATGAAGGAAGTCTTTCGGCTCAATGATAAGACTTCTATCAAGTCTCTTATTCCTGTGGTTGGCACTTTGGCGATCAAGCCGAAGACTACTGCAACGATTAAGGAAATGATGGCAGAAATCGCAGAAATGTTGAGCCCAGATGAATAATACAGAATATAATGCCTATACATATCTGTCCCCTCCTCGGGCAGAAAGTGCTGTCATGGCCGCGAGTCTCAGATTTTACGAGACTCGCGGCTGGTTGGCACAGGTCAAGAAGAACGGAACCAATTCCGTAATCTTCGTTCCTCCCGTGGGAAAGCCTTTTGCCAAAACAAGGCATGAGAAGGATCCAGAGCACAAGCTTTGGGCCTTTACGGATGATTCCATAAAGGTCTTTGAAGCCGCCCGTACAAAAGGATGGAGTGTTTTTAATGCGGAATTGCTTCATTCAAAAGGCAATGGCATATATGACACTAACTACATCCATGACGTTTTAGTTTACGACGGACAATATTTACTGGGCAAATCTTACATTGAACGATACCAACTGCTCCAGAAAATATTTAAAGTCCGTAAAAAGACTCAGTCACAGTCACATTATATCATTGACAATAACACTTGGTTGGCAAAGAATCATGCCATCGGATTCAAGGTCCTTTTTAATAGACTCACAAATGAAGATGAGGGTCTTGTGCTGAAAAACCCAAACGGTATTCTGTCCATCCGCAATAATGCGGAATGGACGGTGAAATGTCGTTTGCCCCACAAAAACTTTGGATTTTAAATGGAAAATCTGGTAAAACGTCTGAGAGCACTAGTAATCCTTGATGAAGTGAGATCAAACAATCCGCTTGCGCGTGATGCTGCTGATCGCATTGAAGAATTAGAGACAGCATTAATATTTTACGCTGATCCCACGAATTGGGAGTCACCCTCTACTGGATTCAACCTACAATATGAGCCCGAGCCGTCACCCTTTCAAAAGGATCGTGGCGCAATTGCTCGTTCTGTATTACGGAAATCCGTATCTTAAACCCTGTTAATTCAGTTGTTTGTGGTTTTGGTGTGTGATAAACTAGGATCATGAACAACTGATTGAAAGGCACATAACAAAATGACTATGCTACCAGAAACTAAGGAGACTGATGCTCAGATTGAGAAGAAACTCACTGAGCGTTTTGAAGTTCTTGAATTTTTGACGGAAGCTGCACTGAACGGTGATGCAAACGCTGCCATCATCTCAGGTCCTCCCGGTCTTGGAAAGTCCTATACCATTGAGCAAGCGCTCAAGTCTTGGGACCCGAACAAGATCAACTCGATTATGGTCAAGGGTTATGTCCGGGCAACCGGACTTTATAAGCTTTTGCACCAGTATCGCAGCAAAGGTCAGGTTATCGTATTCGATGACGCCGACACGGTGTTCTTCGACGATACCTCACTGAACCTGCTGAAGGCTGTTTGTGACACTTGCGAGACCCGAACGGTTTCGTGGTTGTCGGAAGCTACACTCATTGATGAAACGACGGGGCAGGTAATTCCGACCCGGTTCGACTTCGATGGAACGGTGTTGTTCCTTACCAACATCGACTTCGATTACTACATCTCGAAGGGTCATAAATTGCAACCCCATTTGGAAGCAATGATCTCTCGTGCCCATTACATTGACCTAGCAATGAAAACCCGGCGGGATTACATGGTTCGTATCCGTCAGGTTGTCAAGCAGGGTCTCTTGGCAAACATGGGACTGACCAAAGTTGAACAAGCAGAGGTCATGCAGTTTGTTGAAGACAATCAGAAAAATCTGAGGGAATTGTCTTTGCGGATTGCGATCAAGATTGGCAATCTTCGGAAGATGAAGCCGTCGAAGGGCAATTATGATTGGAAGAAGTTCGCCAAGATTACTTGCTGCCGAGGAACAAACTAAGCAAGTATCTTTTTCACAAATTGGGTAAATTTTAGTTGATCCGTGGCATATACTATAGTATTATATGTTTGCGGGCTGGCAAAGAAACCATCGTTCGTGCCGAATTGCATCATACTTTTCTAGGACTCATTAACGGTTCAGTTAGGCCGTTAATGAGTCCTTTTGGCACGATTTACCATAAAGGGGAAGAAGCCTATGCCTGAGGTCGTAAAACTAAAGCGCGGCGAACTTCGGACACTATCCGCTGCGTTGATTGAGAAATACCAGTCATGCACGTTTGATGAAATTGCCCAGTTGCACGTTGAAGCCTTTGGTTTCAAATTGCCAACTGCACGAATTCATATCCGTTGGATGATTCGTGAAGGACTGGTTAATAATGGTGCTGTCATTTCTGAGAGGTGGCCGCGACGCGGACGCAAAATCAAAAGTGATTTTGAGCCCGAAGTATCATCAGTAAAGACTGCACCAGAAATCATTCACACAACAGAAACTGTTACTGATATTGTTGGTGGAATGAATAAGTCCATGCGAAACCTTTTAATGTTTAAAAGGAAAGCATAGCGGGGGCTATTTGTTGTATTAGGGGAGGTATATTACCTCCGGGGAAACCCGGAGGTTTTTTTTTGTTAATGTACATGAACAAGTATGGTTCAGAATTGTACTTAGCGGATTAAAGGTATGTCGGCTATCGTACATAAGTCTATAATACTGAGCAAAAAACATCGGTCTGGCAAAACATTTAGTTGACTATATTTTTTTGTCATATACCATCCAATTAGTGACAGCAACACTGCTGTCGTTAACTCAGCAATAATGCTGTTACTATACGAAAGGTGAAAGGAGATTAAAATGACTGAGTCCGTTAGCGTAAAAAATAAGTTCAAACGTGGTGAACTCCGTACCCTGTCCACGGCTCTGATCGAGAAGCACTGGGCTGCCAATCCGCAACTTCACAAGGAAGAAACAAATCTTGATGAATTAGCGGCACTGCATGTTAAGGCTTTTGGATTTGAGTTGCCAATTGCACGCACCCATGTTCGTTGGATGGTGCGTGAAGGACTTGTTAAGAACGGGGAAACCCTTAGCAAGATGTGGCCGAAGAAGTCCACTCGAATTGCTAAGGACGGGATGCCTGAAATCACTGCACCCCGGCTTGTTCATTCCAAGAAGGAAGCTGTTAAGCCTGCTAAGGAAGTGAAAACTTCTAAGTCTAAGGCGAAGGCGCCTAAGCGGAAAGCAGCTTAAATCTAAATCCCCCGGGAATCCATGGTATCCCGGGGGGTTTTGTATTCGCAATCTATCGGGAGGTAAACATGGAAGTCGAATGTGCATTCAAAGAAGGTGCAAGTGCTCGCAAGTATCAACATGCATTTTTGAGTAATCCGTATACCCGCGATACTAACGATTGGAGGTTGTGGCGATCTGGATGGATCAATGAAGCAATGTTCTCATTACA